GCTGGGGCGCGGCCATTTACTATTCCCGAAAATTCACTTTTCGACTTTTCCATTTTTGACGTCGACCAGCGCGCCGAAATCTTGGTCGGATTCTTGGTCGAATTTCGCGTCGAATTTTGCGTCGAATTCTTGGTCGAATTTCGCGCGTCGAATTCTTGGTCGAAATCTTCGCCGCGGTTTTTTTCGCGCTTGTGATTTTTTTTGACGTCGACCAGCGCGCCGAAATCTTGGTCGGATTTTCTGGCAACGTATTGTGACGCGCTTGCGTTATCGTATCGCATTTCCATATCTTAGGAGTGTAGTCAATTGTTAGTTATTTATTTCCACCACGTCAGGAGTTTTAAGATGAAAGTTTCCAACTTCGTAAAAATGGCACGACGAGCCATTCAAAAACGCCGTAACATTTTAGTGGCGGGCGCCGCTGGTATCGGCAAGACTGAGCTAATCTTGCAAGCGGTCGAAGCGGAAGGCGCCGACGTTATGATATCGCACGCCGTGACGGCCAACCCGATCGACGCAAAAGGGATGCCAACTATTTCCAAGTGTCGGACGTTCGCCGACTTCGTACCGTTCGCCGACCTTCGGCGCGCGATGGATCAAGACCCGACGAAGACGCTAGTGTGGTTTCTCGACGATTTCGGACAGGCGCCCGAATCGGTTCAGGCGTCTTTTATGCAATTGATTTTAGGCCGCAAAATTAACGGCCATAAAATTCCCGATAGTGTGTGCTTTTTCGTCGCGACGAATCGCAAGCAAGATCGCGCTGGCGTTCGCGCGATCCTAGAACCTGTCAAGTCGCGCTTCGTTACGTTGGTTGAGCTAGAACCCGACGTCGAATCTTGGTCGGACTGGGCGCTCGCGAAATTACCCGACAGTATCCACACCGCCACGCTAGTCGCGTTCCTTCGGTTCTCGCCCGATCAATTCTTTGTACACGCGCCGACCGCCGACCTAACGAATTCGGCGTCACCCAGAACCTGGAAGCACGCGAGCGACGTGCTGGAAGATTTCTCCGATCTAGGCGCCACGGTTCTCGACGAAATGCTAGTCGGCGCGGTCGGCGCAGACGCGTTTAATTTCTTCGACGCGTTTCGTAAAATCCAGTCGGAATTGCCAACGATAGATTCAATCCTTGATGACCCGAACGGCTTCGACTTATCGAATGTTAAGCCGTCGGTTTTATGGGCGATTATCACGGCGCTAGGAATGCGCGCCAATGCTGGCAACTTCGCCGCCGTCGGTCGGTTCGCCGAACGGCTGGTCGAAGGCCACGGCGAGTTCGCCGCGATGCTAGTGCGCGATGTGATTAAGCGCGACCCAACGATTCAAAACACCCCCGCATTTACTTCAATCATAACTGGCGACTTGGGCGACCTTGTTGCTGGCAACTAGAGAGGATTAGAACAATGATACGTATAGACGACCTTCACACCCGCGCCACACTGGTCAAGCTCTCAATCTCAACCTGGAGCGCTCGCAAATTTGACAAGACCGTGACCGCTTCGGTCAACGCGCAACACAACGCGCAAGACGCGGGCCGCTTTAATAAGAAGCTCCTAGCTAGTGACGCCGAATCATATAAGGATCTTATTAAATTATGCAACGAAGCGCGGTCGGCGCATTATGAAAATACCCTTGCTTGGGGCGACGACGGCTACCGCCTTTTACCTTCGTCGAATTACATGGAATACGTTAAAATCATGCGAGCCTTGAAAGTCGAATTTGACAACTTACTTTCCAAATTTGTCGGCGACTATCCATTGCTTATTGAGTCGGCGAAGTCCGCCCTCAACGGTATGTTCGTCCACTCCGATTATCCTTCGACTTGGAACCTGCGACACCGTTTTGATATGGCTTCGGATTTCCTACCGTTGCCGACCGTCGGCGACTTCCGCGTTGCGCTACCAGAAGCCGAAGTACAAGCGCTCCAGGCGTCGGTCGCTCGCAAGGTCCAAGCCAGCGCCGACGAAGCGCTCGACGACGCACGCGGACGGCTCGTCGAAGTGGTCAAGAAAATGACCGACAAGCTGTCCGACCCAACCGCGATATTCCGCGATACACTGGTAACGAATGGGCGCGACTTGGTCGACGTTTTAAGCCGCCTGAATCTAGGCGATAAGGAACTAGAAGCGATGCGCGAGCGGGTCGAGCGCGAACTATCCACAGTCGACGCCGAAGACCTTCGGAATGACCCGACAACGCGTCGTGACGTAGCGTCGAAGGCGTCGAAGATTCTTTCGGATATGGGCGACGTTTTCGGGGGTGCAAAATGATTACCACAGCACGCGAAAAAATGAGCAAGGCGCGGACTACTCTTGTCATGGATTTTCCATTTTGGGGCGCGCTATCTCTTCGGTCGGATCTGATCGAAGACGTGACCTTCGCGGAATGTGTCGGACTGGTCGCCCACGAAGTCGCCCACATTGCGCTAGGTCATAACTTCCGCCGCGACGGTCGCGATCCTTACTTTTGGAATGTCGCGTGCGACTTCGCCTTAAATGCCGAACTAATTTTGGCTGGCTTCACATTGCCCGAAGGCGCGTTGTTGAACGACGATTATTCGGGGCGGTCCGCCGAATGGATCTTCGCAAGAGTAGCCGAGCAAGACGACGAAGACGGCGCTGGTTCGGACGACGACGACGGCGACCAAGATTCCGACGACGGCGACCAAGATTCCGACGACGGCGACGGTCCAAGCGGCGACGACGGCGACCAAGATTCCGACGACGACGGCGAGCAAGGCGACGAAGATTCCGACGAAGATTCCGACGGTCAATCTGCTGACAATGAATTACCAGAAGGTGCCGACGAAGATTCCGACCAGCCGAAGCGCCCAGCTAAGTTTGGCGAAGTCGGCGAAGTACGCGACGCGCCTTCGGATCTAGACCGCGAAGACCTAGAAAATGAAATCAAGAAGGCGGTCACTCAGGCGCGTATGGTCGCGGATAAATTCGACGGCCTAGACGCGGCGTCGACGCGGCTTGCAAAACACGCTACTGAATCGAAGGCGGATTGGAGAAATGAACTACGGCGCTTCGCCGATCAAGTCGCCGCGGTCGATTACGACTGGGCAACGTGCGACCGTCGATTTAGTGAAGATGATTTCCACATCCCAGAGCTAGGCGCGAAAGGAATGGGACACCTAGTCACGGTCGTTGATACGTCGGGGTCGGTCGACGACGTGACACTATCACAATACGCGAAAGAAGTCGGCGAAATCTTCGAAGAGACCGACGCGGAATCCATCACGGTTATCTATGCGGATTACGCGGTGCAAGCGGTCGACCGATTCAGTCGCGGCGAAGAGATCACACTGGCACCGAAGGGCGGCGGTTGGACCGACTTTCGACCAGCGTTCGAATGGGTCGAAGCCAACGCGACCGACCGACCCGCGGCGTTGATCTATCTTACCGACTTAGAACCGTGCGGCGGCGGCTTCCCAGAACACGCGCCCGACTACCCAGTTTTATGGGTCGCGACTGGATACCGTACGAGAGCGCCGTTCGGCGAAGTGATCCGACTAGACACCTAGTCGGTCGAAGTCCTACCAGCGGTCCGCAATGGGTCGCCGATTCTCTTCGGAGAGCGGCGGCCCTTCGTCGTTTATACTGTTCGCCTATTCCGACTAGATAATGCTGATTATCAGGTGGAATACTGACAGCACGCCGACGGCCCACGTTTAAACCGTAAGACTCGGAGCTGCTGCTATCAGGTGAGAGCGTAATCCTTACGGTTATTCGTTCGCCTATTCCGCGAACTAGTAAGATAGGCGGTTGGTCGAATAGGGACCCGACTAGTGCAGTATAGGGTTACGATCAGGAATCAATTATAAGGTGCCAAGGAGGCGCTGTGGGCGACGAAATAGGGTAGGGGGTGTCGGTGGGTCAAGTGGAGTAGTGGGACGCCGTGACGGCGTTGTGGCGGCGTTCGGGGCGTTGACCGAACCCAACGCGCACGCGTAAACGGTTTAGGTTCGAACTAGAACCGCTAGTTCTAAACCTATCCCAGCTTGGTCGGTTCTTAGTGGGCCAAACTGGTCGAACCTTGATCGGGATATCCCAAGAGAATCGACTAGAGAATCGACTAGAGAATCGGTCCAGAATCGCGCTCAGAATCCGACCAAGAATCGACCCGAAGTCGCGCCCATTTTCGGACCCGAAACCGTGGCCGAAATCACGTCGAAACCGACGCCGAAAACGTGCCAAAAAACGACCCACGGGGAGGCCCCCCGACGCAGTTGCCAACCCCCCGTACCTGTACACGTCAACGCACATCGCCTTGCCTTTTTCCCCCAATCTTAAAATTATCAATCATCACTTTTACAGGAGCAATGTATGACCGACACTGAATTGACCAGTCTAGCCGATAACATTAAGGGGCGCCTTAAATTTTACACTCACGGCAGTCCAGAGCGCAGATTGCTGACTAGGGCGTACGATGCTATATCGAATTTTTCCCCCGCCAAGCTGGATACTGAGTCTGTGTGCCAGTGGCTAGGCGTCCAAGGCGTTGAGCTTACTCCGAAGCAACGTAAGTCACTTGGTATCGGCCCCACTGCCTCCGAGACTAAGGACAGTTAAAGTGGCAGATAAGTGCCTTAGTGGCGCCATATATCCTACAATATGCCACTGACTTAGAACAGATCCAGAACAATAGTAAACAGTATACTCAATAATAATTAACTACTATGTCTAGTTTGACGGTCATGGTTTCTGCTGTGTAGTTTGGGGATATGGGAAAACATTACGACTGGAGATGTCGGACTAAATGCCATACCGTAAGACTAACTTGAGCGTACAGGTAAAAAAACCTATCGGCTGGATCACCATCAAAACTCACAAATCAAACGAAATGGCCGAGAAGCATCTAAACGCATTGCGAGCGGCCAAGGCAAGAAAAAAGACTATGGGACGTTGAGTATACTTCCAGGCCAGGAGGAGATGCGGGAAGACCCGACCCTCTTCGTGGAAGGAATGTTGGGTGCGAAACCAGATCCCTGGCAGAAAGAAGTCATGGCAGCCGTTGCCGCGCAGAATCGCGGTGTAAGTATTAGGTCGGGTCACGGCGTGGGAAAGACAAGTTGCCTCTCCTGGCTCGCACTTTGGTGGATCGCCACGCACTATCACGCGAAGGTTGTGGTAACCGCCCCGACATCCGCACAGTTGCACGACGCACTGCTTCCTGAAACAAAATCATGGCTAAAACAGTCTCCGCCTGGGTTTCGTGATCTTTTTAATGTCAAATCCGACCGCATTGAACTGATCGCGGACCCAGAGCGGAACTTCATATCAGCTAAGACCAGCAGGGCTGAACAGCCCGACGCGCTACAGGGTGTCCACGCAGATCACGTTTTATTGATATGCGACGAGGCTAGTGGTGTCCCTGAACAGGTATATGAGTCCGCTGGAGGCTCAATGTCGGCGCATCATGCCACTATGGTGCTGGCGGGCAACCCTATTCGCTCTACGGGCTACTTTTACGACACATTTAACAAGTTGTCCAATCGGTGGAAAACATTTCACATTTCGTGTGAAACGAGCGAGCGAGTGTCCAAAGAGTATGTCGAGGAATGTAGGTTACGCTACGGGGAAGAGTCCAACACTTATCGCGTCAGAGTTCTAGGGGAATTCCCCAGGGGAGACGATGATACTGTCATTCCTCAAGAATTGGTTGCGGAAGCGATTAGCCGCGATATAGAACCCACACAGTTTGGCAATACGGTGTGGGGTGTCGACGTGGCACGATTCGGCGCAGACGCCTCTGCACTATGTAAGCGAAAAGGGAATGCCATCACGGAACCGATCAGGCTCTGGCGAAATTTGGACACAATGCAACTCACAGGAGCAATCAAGGCTGAATACGACTCATGCCTTGAAAAGCCGACAGAAATCTTTGTCGATGCTATCGGGCTTGGCGCTGGCGTAGCTGATCGACTACGAGAGCTTCAGTTGCCAGCCTATGCCATTAACGTCAGTGAAAGTCCAGCGATGGGCCAGCATTATTTGAACCTGAGGGCCGAGTTGTGGTACAAGGCCAAGACGTGGTTAGAGGGGCGAAATGTAAGATTGCCACGGGATGATTTATTGAAGTCAGAATTGACGACAGTCCGATATACCTTTACATCTAGTGGTAGGGTGAAGATTGAATCAAAGGCAGATTTGAAGCGCAGGGGTGTGTCCTCCCCCGACTCTGCCGACGCATTTGTTTTGACGTTTGCGTCCGATGCTGGAACTGCTATGGGTGGACGAACAGGTAGGCATATGGGTAAGATTAGACGCAATCTTGTGGGAGTGGTTTAGGGGGCAAACCAGATAAGGGTGTGGTGTCCTAATGGGTTTGCTTAAATGTCCAAAGACTAACGCTCGTTTCTACGCCCAGAATCGAAGGCGCCCCTGAATCGCTATCTACATATGCGACTTGAAATGGAGGGCATTATATATTGGCATATATAGACGAGGCAGAAACTGAATCTGGCATAGGGATGGACGAGACCGAACTGCAATCTGTAGTCGGTGCGTATATCTCTGACGCCATTCAATACATAGACGACGACATCTCCCCGATACGGGCAGAATCTACGAAATACTATCGTGGCGATCCGTTTGGTAACGAGGTAGACGGCAGAAGCCAAGTCGTTAGCCGCGACGTACGGGATAGCGTGCAAGCCATACTCCCGTCGATGATGCGGGTATTTTTTGGGTCCGAGAAAGTTGTTGAATTCGTCCCCAGAAATGAATCCGATGTCGCCATGTCAGAACAGGCAACCGATTATCTGAATTATATCTTGAGGCAGGACAACGATGCGATAGGAATTTTTTACAGTGTGTTCAAGGACGCGCTGATGAACAAGGGCGGATTCGTCAAATGGTGGTGGGACGACAGTGTAGAGGTACACACCCACAGCTTTGAAGGGCTGGACGAAGGCGCGCTAGGGCTAATACTTGAAGAAGAAGGCGTAGAAGCAGTATCGGTAGAAGGTTCCCCCGCCCCTGGTATCTCCGAAGAACAAGCGGCGATGATGGAGGAGCAAGGGGCGCCTGTCCCACAGGTTTACGACGTGGAGATCAAGCGGAAGCGAAAAAGAAATCAGGTGCGGGTAGAGACAATGCCCCCTGAAGAATTCTTTGTAGACGCTGCGGCCACGTCCTTGAACGACGCACAGGTCGTTGGACACAGAACGATGGCGACAGTATCCGACTTGGTGGCCCTTGGCTATGACAGGGAAATGCTTGACGACCACTTGTCAGATGAAGTGGCCTTTACGGATAGTGACGAATATTGGGCGCGTTACGCGGATAGCGACGTACCTGGTCCATCGTCCACATACGAGCGTAAGCGTGTTCTATATACGGAAGCGTGGTGCTATATCGACTACGATGGAGACGGAATAGCCGAACTTCGTCGTGTATGTACGGTTGGTAGTAATTACGAGGTCGTGAACAACGAACCCGCAGACTCCATTCCGTTTGCAATGTTTAGTTGTGATCCAGAGCCTCATGTGTTCTTTGGTAGCGATATTGCGGATTTAACAAAAGACATTCAACGAGTGAAAAGCGCGGTATTAAGAGGAATGTTGGATTCGCTGTCGTTTTCGCTGTACCCACGCACTGGTGTGGTCGAAGGCATGGTAGACATGGATGATGTATTGAATCCAGAGGTTGGGTCTATTATAAGAATGCGTCAGCCAGGGATGGTCCAACAGTTGGATGTACCGTTCTTGGGGAAAGAGGCGTTCCCTATGATTCAGTATTTAGACGCAATGAAGGAATCACGAACGGGCCAAACCGCTGCATCCCAGGGGCTTGACCCCGACGTTCTTCAGTCCACGACCAGGGCGGCTGTGACTGCTACAATTCGTGGCGCTGAACAGCACCTTGAAATGATGGCGCGCCTATTTGCCGACGGATTCCAGCGAATGTTCAAGGGGATGCTGAGACTTGTGATCCTACACCAAGACCGTGAGCGCGTAGTACGATTGCGTGACGAGTGGGTGCCAGTTGATCCACGGGTTTGGGACTCTAATATGGATTGTACCGTCAATGTAGGGTTGGGTTCTGGGCAGACCGACGAACGACTAGCTGTTTTGAACCAAATTGCGGTGCGACAGCAGGAAGCAATGGAGAAGATGGGGCCAAACAACCCACTGGTTGGCCTTGGACAAATACGGCATACGCTTGCCAAAATGCTTGAGATTAGCGGTTATCCCGACTCAAGTCAGTTTTTCAAGCAAATACCACTGGACTACCAACCGCCTCCACCCGCGCCTCCGAAGCCAACTCCAGAAGAGCTTCTGGCACAGGCACAGATGGCAGACATTCAGGCGCGTACCTCAATCGACCAGCAAAAGCTGGAGCTTGATTCGGTGAAACAGACGCAGCTAGATGAACGTGAAAGCGCGAGGATCGCTGGCGACCTGGCTATACGGGAGTTCCAGGCAGAAGAGAAATTCCAAAACGATATAGACTTAGAAGTAGTCAAAGCCAGCCTGAAGGAAGGTTTATAGTGGACAGCACGAAAGAGCAAAAAGGACGCAGGGGTAAAGAAATCCTAAGTGACCCAGTGTTCATAGAGATGATAGATACGGCGCGTACGCAGATAATGACAGAATGGAATTTGACAGAATTTGAGCAAGAAAATCTCCGTGAGAGTCTGTACCATCAGGGCCGCGCCCTTGACGAAGTGTTACGCGGCTTGCGAACATTAGTAGACGACTGGACTGTAGAGACATCAAAACGCAATTCGACTAAACAAGGACGGAATACATGAGCGTAGCCAGTACAACTAAAGAAACTGGTTCACGGTCTTCGGGCGAAATCCAAGATGCTTTCGCCCAAATGCTCGTCGGACCCGAAGAGCAAACCGAAGAGGATTCTCCTGAAGGAGAGCAACCCACGACGGATTCTTTGGATGAAGGGCAGGAATTAGATGCTGAGTTGGCCGATAATTCAGCAGTGGACGAAGAGGACGATGGAGAGCTAGACGAAGAACAACTCGACGAAGGCGACGGTGTTCGGACATTTTCCGTCATGGTAGACGGAAAGTCTGAAGACGTTCCTCTCGACGAACTCATCTCTGGTTATCACAGACATTCTACGTTCACGAAAAAGAGCCAGGCTCTGGCGCAAGAGCGCCAAGGTTTCGAAAAAGACGGAGCGGCTCTCAGGTCGACATACCAGCAGTATCAAGAGGTATTAGGCCAACTCCAGCAACAGATGGAGGCTGCGAATAAGCCAAGCAATCTGGACTGGGATGCTCTTGAAAGGGAGAATCCCGTACAGTGGCTGAAACTCAAAGAACTTGAGCGTCAGCGTGCGGGTGAAATTCAAGCTGTAACCGCAGAGCGTCAAAGAATGCAACAAATTTCGGAGCAAGAACAAGGTCAGAGGCTCCAGGAGCATTTAAGCGCCCAGCAGAATCTGGTGTTGGAAAAAATTCCTGAATGGGCTGACAGTGAAATTCAGGCCGAAGATCAGCGAAAGCTGGTAGAGTTTGGTAGGACGGTAGGGTTCACGGATAACGAACTTGATACGATCTACGACCACAGGGCATTAATCGTGTTACGCGACGCAATGCGCTACAGGGAACTCACAAACGGCGAGAGGATCACTCAGGCCAAAAGTAAAATCGGCAGTGCGAGAGGCGGTAATAAACTTACGGCCCGTCGCACACGCTCCCGCAAGGAGAAAACCCAACGGGGCAGGTTGAAGCAATCTGGAAAGATTGAAGACGCTGCTTCGCTTATGGGGAATTTGCTCGCGGACTAACTAAAAGGCAAGAAGATTATGGCAGTTGTATCCAATACCTTTACCACTTATGATGCTAAAGGAATAAGAGAAGATTTGTCCGACTTAATCGCAGACATTTCTCCGACTCAGACTCCGTTTCAGAGCAATGTTGGGACGAGGGACGCGTCGAATACTTACTTTGAATGGCAGACAGATTCGCTGGCAGCAGCTTCTGCTACGCCAGTGGTTGAAGGACAGGACTTGAGCAGCTTTACGGCGGTCACGCCTACTGTAAGGCTTGGGAATTATGCTCAGATCAACATGAGAGATTTTATTATCTCTGGTACTGAGCAGCGTGTAGATAAGGCTGGCCGTGCGTCTGAGGTTGGTTACCAGGCAGCGAAGGCAGCTAAAGAACTCAAGCGTGACGTAGAGACAGCTTGCCTCTTGAATGGTGTGGGCGCGGTTGCTGGTGCGACTGCGACAGCCCGCGTTACGG